ATTATAAATTTTTTTACCTTTGACGATTGCATTAACTGTTGGAATAGAACCAAAAGCGTCAGAGTTCCACTGTAAACGTAAAGCTAAATAAGAAACACCTCTTAATCTATGGTTACTTGTCCAAGAACTAAGAGTAGATAAAAGACTTGAAGCTGTTTGTGAGTCAGAACCAAAATGTGGCTCAACTGTGATTAAACTTTCATCATCTTTATAATAATTACTATCACTAACATTTACTGTAACTTGTGTATTATCTGCTAAATCTCCAGACCAAGTAACTTGATTATCATTTATAAATATAGAAGTAATATCATCAATTTCTCCTTCACCTAAAATTAACGCCATATATAAATACTGATTATCTGTTCCAGATGTTTCTAAAAAAGCTAATGTACCGCCAACTTTTCTTGTTCCATAAATTACTGGTATTTGACCATTAGCGGCTGTCTTATTTAATAAAACACCTTTTGCTATGTTCTCTGCTGTACTATCAAAATTAAATTCTGGTTCATCTGGTTTTCTTAACCAAGTTAAAGCAGTTGCCGCAATACTAACAGCCGAAAGAATAGGGGAAACAAAACTTACAATAGGTTTTACTATTGATATTATACTTCCTATAAAACTACCAAATCCCATTATTCTCTACCCCATTTAATATCTTGAACTGTTAATGCACTAAACTCAAAACCTTTATCACCAGAAAAAAATCTTTGTTGAGAATTATCACTTGTTCTTCGTCCAGATACTTTTTCAAAATTACCCCAATGCGAAGTAATACTTAAACCTATTCCAGCAGTTTGAGTATCATCTTCTATTGAATACTGATCTATAAATCCCTCATACAATAAAAAAGGATCAGCAATTAATGCGTTAGAACTATTTAAAAAACCTCTGTAGATTTGCACTACATCATTAATAATATTTTCATTTAATGCCACAGCTATATATGTTTGATCTACTCCAGATAAACTTAAATTAAGTGAGTTCTTAATTGGCTCTGCTCCTTCTTGCGTATTACCAATTCCAAGAATATGACCGCTTGCTGTGTATGTTTGTGAGCTTCCAGAAATACTTGATGTTAAATCAAAACTACAATCGGTTAAATATACAGGGGTAGAAAAATTTAAATGAATTAAATGAACAGGGTTAATATTTCCTGTTGCCAATTCTGTTTTGACAGCACTTGTTAATCCTCTTGCCATTAGATACTCTCAATAACATCAAATTCAAAACTAAATAATAAACTTCCAGAACTATCAACTTGATTTGTTTGGAACTCTTGCACATCACTATTTAAATGAACTGTAAAAGGTACGCTGTCATAAACTATACCTTCATCATTTGCTAAAGCTGTTGTTAATGGTGGTTCTATTGTTAACGTTGACGCATTTGAGCTTGGTGTCACATCTTCAACAATCATATAAACTTTTGAATGACCAGCAAACTTTATAAGATCACCAGCTTTAAAAGAGCCAGCAGTATCTCCAGCATGACCATCAACAGCAATCGTAGTATCACCAACACTATGAACTCCATTAACTAAAACTGTTCCTGTTTCACTACCCTGTGCGTTTAAATAGCTAGGGAAGGTAATAGTGAAATCTTCTTTCTGTGAGCGTTGTTTTATAATGAAGGCTTGTATCGGTGCGAAGTCTGATCGTGTTTTAAGAGGATAAGAAACTGTAAATGTCCAGCGTTGTCCATCAACTTGTCTACGAAATGTTTTACCGCTATCTGTTGTTGATACCAATGTCTTTTGTTCACTCTTAAAATTAAGAGCATTAAAATCATTACTTGGTAAAGCCCCACTCATACTATTGCCTGTCTGCCTGTTTCATTTACAGCACTATTAATCATATTTACTATTGTTCCTCTACTATTAGTTAATAGTTCATTGAACCCTCTAGCGTCAACAGTGCTTATATTAAAACTTACACTTACATTTTTAGTACCTAATTCATGATTTGGAATAACTTGCATATTTTGTTTTGGGACAATTAGTTCTGGGCCTCTTTCTCCTACGATTGCTGGTTGATTTGCTTTAGCCATTCCACCATTTGCAAAACCAAAAATTTTTCCTACTGTTCCAAAAATATTACCAAATCCAGAACTACCTTTCATAAGTCCCATTATTTTTTGTGCCGCTATTATTAATTGTTGTTTTATTAATATAGCAGATAAATCAATTATTATTGCTTCTCTAAATTCTTTAAATCTAAATTTTCCATTTTTTAATGCATTTTTTAACTCAGAATCAAAACTTCTAAATGCTCTCTTCCCAGCATCTTCAAATTGTTTTGCTAAATTAGTTGCGTCATCAAAAGTTGAAGTAAAACCTTTTTTAAATGATAACGTTATTTCTGCAAACTTACTTAACTCTTTTGTACTATCTTTAATTCCATCTGTTGTATTGTTAATTGAATTAACAAAACCACCCAATGTTTGTGTTGAAGCTAATAATTGTAATTTAAAATCAGCAAAAAATTTCTTAATCATTTGCGGGCCTTTTTCATCTAAAACAATTTCAAATTTATTAAATCCAAATTCATCTGTTAACATTTTTATATCGCCAAAAAATTCTTTTACTTTTTCATCTGCATTTTCTAAAAGATCTAAAAGTTCATCATTCAAATTGTTGTTAACTTTTTCTAATTCTTTTCCTAAAAATTCAAAAAGTTTAACTACTAAATTTTGTATTTCTTGAAAAAATGCACCTATTAATATTAATACTGCTTTTCCTCTAAATCCTGTCATTAAAAAACCTAGAATACCTAATGTTCTAAACGGTTCTGGTACGCTTGCCATAAAAGATAATAATTGTTTTGTTCCATCAATAATAATTTTTACAGGTGTTTGAAATATACTTCCTAATTGTGCAAAACCTAATGCAATATTTTCAAAGGCATCAATTAATGCATGACTTGTTCTTTGTGCAAATATTTCTAATGAAATAAAATTATCTTTAATTGCTTTGTCTATTGTTTCTGCTGTAAATTTAACAAAATCAAATAAACCAGCATCTGCAACTTCTTTTTTAAAATTAAATATACTATCACCAATCATTGAAAGAGTACCTTCAAATGTTTTTGCTAAATCATCTGTTGCTTTTCCAAATTGACCATTAGGCCCAAATACTTCATTAAATGCTTTTATTGTTTGTTCTACTGAAACTGTTGCACCAGCACTAAATCCTAACATAGCTTTAACACCACGCTCTCTAAATAAATCAGCCGCACTTATACCAGCAGATAATGATCTTTGAATTTGTTCTGCTGTAGTTCTAAAATCTAAACCTGTAACTGCCGCAACATTACCTGTAATTTTTAATACATCTGATAATTCATCAGCATCTTTAGAAACAACAGCTAATACTCCAGCACCTTGTTGAATTTGTTCTAAACTAAAAGGAACTTTTGCGGCAAATTTTGCCATTACATCAAATGCTTTTGCTCCTTCTTCTGCTGTACCAAATAAAAATTTAAGTCTAACTTGTAACTTTTCAACCTCACTACCTACATCAATAAATGCTTTTATAGTAGCACCAGCACCAATACCAATAATTGCAGATTTTAAACTGAATACGGTATTTTTAAGATTATTAAGACCACCTTGAACTGATTTTAATGCTTGTCTTGATTTATCTCTAGCAAGAATATCTATTTGTACTTTTTTTGTAGCCATTATCTTTTGTTTAACCTTTGATGTTGTTCTTGCTCCTCACGTTGAAGATCAAAATATGCTAGCCACATATTAAACTCATCTACAGACATTTGCAATATTTCAGATATAGACTTATGTAGCTTTTCAGCAACATAATAAGTATTTCTAATTGTAGGGTACGTTTTTAACTTTTTTTTAAAGATTGTAAGGAGTCATCTGTTTGTCTCATAATTTCAGAAGCAACTCTTGCAATAATATCTGTATCTGCTCTGACTTTAAACTTTGGCTTATGTTCTAAAGAAAACATTTTATCACCATCTTTAGTTTCAGATTTTTGAATTATTACATCAATTAATACATTTAAATCAGAATCGTTAGCACCTTTAAATATTCTTGCTTTTTCATTCATATTAAAGGGTTTAGAATAAATGGCTTTGTTGCCTACTAAACCCCATTCTGGTACTTCTATAACTCTTATGTCTAAACTTTCAAAGTGATCTTTGACACCTTCAAAGTAATCAATTTTTTCTGGCATTTAATCCTTATACTGTGCTGTGAGTTACTCCACCTGTAAATTGCACGTTTAATGTTCTTGAAATTACACCGTCCATAGAAACTGCTACATCTGCACCAGTAACTAAAGCTGTTCCAGTATAATAAGCATCGCCACTATCTGATCCTTCTGGGTATAAATTTAAAGTTACACTTGCGCCAACATCTAATGCTTCTTGACCATTAGTATCTGTTTCGTCCCAATGACATTCAACAGTTGCTGTTGCGTCTTTTCTTAATGTTAAATAAGTTTTTGCAGTATCAGTTAAGCTAGTATCTTCAACTGTATCGCTTGTTTCATTCAGAGTAAACCCTGTGACCTCAGCTATTGCGTCAGACCCAACCTTTACTGTTCCTGAAGTTCCTACATGAGTTGCCATAATCTACTCCTTGATTTCTTCTGGTTTAATTTCAACCTCAACTTTTTTTGAAGCTGATCTAGAAACTTTTTTATCTTTTTTAAAACCTTTTGCAAGATATTTTTCTAAATCATTATCCCATACTTCTATTTGATCTTTGCCATTAGGAAAATAAATTTTAATTCTTTTAGCCATTATGCAGTACCTCTAACAAATTCATAAAAAACTCTTACCACAATTCTAACACCACCGTAAGGAAAAAGTACACCTTCATCTGTATTTGCTTCAATTATCTGAGTATTTAAAGCATTTCCGTTTCTTGTAATATCATTATCTAATGTTTCTTCCACTACTTCTATGAGTTGATTGCGTAGAGTATCAATGTTTATGTCTGTACCTTTAACAAAACCTACAATTAAAAAATCTATTGTTCCAGATCGTTTACCTGTTCCTACTTCGCCTAGAGATAACATTTCTCTAGTTTCATCTCCAGTTTGTATATAACAGCTTGGGAACTGTGGATCTGCTAATTCTTCTGGTTCAAATGGCTCTCTAGTGATCTTTTTAAACGTAATAGGCGAACTAACAGCAGTTAGCTTAGTAATTATATCTCCAGCAATATCTTCTCGTTTACTCATAATCTAATAGCCTTAAAAAATATATTTCTTATCTTATCTTCGTCTTTACGTCCAATAGCAAAAAAAGGTCTTTGTGGCATTTTACCATGTCCTGTATCATGAAAGAAAGCCTTTTTATTTTCTTCTTGTCTACGGAAGAATAATGTACCTTTTGATCTAGTAACTTTAAACGTTAATGATCTAAACATTCTACCACTATCAGTTAAATCTACAAAAGATATTTGCCTACCTCGTTCTGATCTATCTTTTCTAGTTCTCTTTGAATAAGGTCTAAATTTCCCACCATCTGGCATTTGACCTTTTTGTGTTTTTTCTGTTACTTGTTGAACACCAAATGCAGATGCCTGTGCTAATCCTTTTTGAATATTGCTAGGCATTTGCATAGCAATTCTTTTAAGATAATTACTTACATCAATAGTATTTGCTTTAATTTTAACGTCAGCGACCATTACCTAACAAGGCGTAATGTATGAATAGGTTCTTTCTCTGATGCCGCAATAGTGCTGTCTGAATTTTCATCATATTCCACACCATCACGAAGAACTGCTTGAAAC